CGGGAGACGATGATTTGGGGTCAGTTAACACTCGCATATTTGAGTGGTTTAACCCAGCTGTTGTCACCGACTCCGTTGCGGAGCTTGGTTTGAAGCTCAAAGTCTTTGAGGTGAAGAAGAAGCTTGAGGAGCTGGAGTATCTCTCCGCTCGCTTCCACCACCAAGACGGGCGTGTTGTGCAATTGATGAACCGGGAAAAGATGGCCTGCCAGGCTGTCTATGGTCACCAGAATAAGGATCCGCGTTTACGCTTGGTGCGCTTGTATGCGTTGAAGCACAACGCATGGCCGGATCGTCAGCTGTTCTCCGCGTTGTCGGAGGCTGCAGCCTCGTATCGCCGTGACCACGCAAATGACATTAATGCTGGTAATGATAATGTCATTCCCTTGATCGCCGTCGCTGGCCAGGATCTCAGCTCGCAGGAGCTGAGGGAGCTCCACCTGGGTGCAGATGAAGCGGGACGCCGCTTTAAAGATGGCTTCCAAGGGTAAACCCCACGCAAACGGCAAGAAACATGCCGCCCCGAAAGCGAAAGGCAAGAAGGGTGGCACCACTCGGCCCCATGCTCCAGTTACCAAGAATAAGCAATTCTCGGCACCGGCAGCTATGGGACATGTGTCTCGTGTCGGCTCGAAGGAGCATCCGCTCAACGTCGATCGCACGGAGTATCTCGCCGAGTTTAAGGGAAAGAGCGATGGCTCTTTTTCAGCATTTGCTGTGTGCAATGTGAATCCCGGACTCGTGTATGATTCCAAGAAGGAGTTTGCCGTACTGCCTGACATGAACAACGGCATTTCTGCGAGTGGCCAGGCTATTGCGCGCCTCTACCAGAAATACAATCTGAAGAAGCTCTCAGTGCGTTTGAAGACGCTTCTTCCAACCTCCACTGCTGGCTTGTGGGGTGTTACTTTTATCAGTGACCCCACTCAGCAACTGCCCACGTCGGAGCCGTTGAAGTTCTATCTCAATCACGCTTCGACTGTGTACGGCAGCGCCTGGAAGGATTTGGTTGCCAATTTCGACTTACGTGGCGCTAAGGATCAGCGCGAGAAGCGTATTCGCCAGGGTATCCCGGCTCCATACGTTGGTTCCGGTACGGCATCGTCGTCTTCTTTCGACATTGGTTTGTACGATTATGGCCGTGTGGTGTTTTGGAGCTCAGGCCTCAGTTTGTCCGGCGCCGCGGCTACCATGTCCATTGGTGAGCTGCGTGTCGAGCAGGCGTACACTCTCCGCGACCAGATCGTTGCTGGCGCTGAGGATGTGGGCTCGCCGGATAGCTCGTGTTCCTCTTTGGTCGGTACCATCTCTGGTACGACCACTTTGGCGGCTGGTATCGCCAATCGGCTGCAGCAAGGCACGTTCAACATGACGGGAGTTGCCTTCGCGCCGTGGGGACCACATCAGTTTCCAATAACAGTTGAGGTGGATTCCAAGACCAACCTTATGTATGTGAAGGCCAGTGGGTTGGACCCAACTTCTCAGTACTATGTGACTGTTGTGTTCAACATGCGCTCTGACGCAGCGCCGGGTAAAGTGCAAATTTGCCCCTACTATGGCATTGTCACCACTGCTTCCACACTGGGCCTGGGTCGCGCTGGCACTCACTCTCCCATGTATATGGTTGAGGGTAAGCTTGACGCCGTGTGGCCCGACGACACTGGTACAATGGTGAGTCCATACCAACGCTCTGCGCTGGATGACTCTCACGTTGATGGTGCTGTCGGTGCCGCGCACGGCGATGTGGATGGTACTTTGTGGCGCGATCACGTTGGTTACCACACTGTGGCTACTCCCGACGCTTCGACGGGTAAACTTGGATTCTACCTGTCATGCGCTACAGCCAATCAGTTTGGGTTCCTCCCCAGTACTGCTCCATCTGGTGGTACTTACACTGCTGAGCTCGGCATCGCCGTTCTCATCACTGAGCTGAGTACAAAGGTGGCGGCAAAGAAACCTGAAGTGCGGGACGAGAAATCGTTCTCGCCGATGGTTCCCGTCCTTCGCGCGCCCACAGCCGCAGCTCCTGCTGCTGTTGTCGCGCGTGTGGACCCGATTGATGATTATGTCATCACTCCCGCGCGGTCG